AGGTGTTGTAGCTGCATCAATGGCACTCTGCATTTCAGCGTATTTGGTACGAACAACCGCACGAGCTACTTCTGCTGCCGCTGCCTCAGAAGGGATGGTTGCCTTGATGTCTAGTGGCGCAAACTCAGCAGACCGAGCAATACGTCTAGCGTCATGGGCTATGTTCTTTGCCTTGGCGATGTTTATGGTAATCATGCTGTGTACTCCCATGCGTCACGGAATGTTCGGTCGGTGGGGATGTCAGCAGCGTCCACAATCTTGTAGGGTTTGTCTTCAGGAATGTCCTTCATCGCTGCCTCAATAGATTCAGCAGGGATGATGACAGCCACTCCGCCGTTATCAGTTGGGTAAATAATTCTTTGGTTCATGTTTACTCCTAATTAGCGGAAGACAGCCACGGAAAAAAATACAGCGTCCGTTAATGTTGAGTTATCCCAACTAATAACATTAAATGCGGTTGTTAAAGCAGGGGTCTCTACTCTAAACGCAGGAATTCCGCTTGATGCTCGCCCAGCAACATTAACTGCGTAATTCACATCACTCATCGCATTGGTTAAATTAACCGTGTATATACCTGTGCCACCGTCTGTGATGCTCGACACATTCCCACTTGCACGGATAGCCACAGTTCCAGTGCCGTTGAAGTTTACCCAAGCTCTTGCAGCATAGATTGGTGCAGTACCCGACACAGTTGCAAATTGCGCCGAGTCAATGTTGGGTGTGGTAAAGGTTGGGCTTGCAACTGTTGTTGCCAATGTGGAAGCACCTGTAATAGTTCCTGACCCGTTAATTGTGATTGTCATGTTTGTTCCTTACAAAATTGTCCAGACCGAGCCAGACGGTACGGTTACTGTGATGCCATTGTTGATCGTCAGGGGTCCGGCGCTCATGGCGTTTCTGCTGGTAGTGATGGTGTAGTTCGCCGTTACGGTGATGTCGTTCTCGTACAGAATACCATTCCCAGTGCCGCCTGATGCGCCGCCAAGACCAACCCAAGCTGATCCGTTGTAAAACTCCATTGAGCTTGTTGAGGTGTTTGCCCTTTGTAAGCCAAAGACCGGGGCTGCGTCCCGCTGTGCAGTCGTCCCAGAAGCAATGACGTTGGAGCCTGTGGTAGCTGTGTTTACGCCCAAAGACGTTAGCGCCGCCGCTGCGGTAGATGCGTTTGTACCGCCGTTGGCAATTGGAAGAACACCTGTTATGTTCGACGCTGCCGAGGATGCAACCTTAACGAAGTCAACCCCGTTCCAAGCTGCTACGCACTTCTCGCCAGCAACCAAGGTAATCCCAGTGGTGGGGCCAACGCCTACGAGTTTGATGCTCTGTGTGCTGGAAGTCTTGTTGATTACGATGTAAGGCTTTGACTGCGCTGGGGCTGTGATTGTCCGAGTGGCTGTGCCGCCTGCGGTCCACAGAATGATTGCCTGACGCGCTTGGTTTGACGCTAGGGTCGTGGTGCTTAAAGTTACGTCAGAGTCCGCGCTGAGTGTAGTCGTGCCTGCTACAGCCGTGTCTAGTAGTGAGGTAATAGAGTCGTTGACTGTATCGCCCCAAGTGCCGTATAGCTCCCCATCGACCGGGAGGGCCAATCCTAAGAGCGAGGTTGCTGATGTGGTCATCTCAAATCCTTACGGGTATGTAGCTATTGTATTAAAAAATAATGGTTTTGGGTAGGTCATACGACTGTCCAGACGCTTCCAGTTGCAACAGTTACCGTAATTCCACTTGCTACGGTTATAGGCCCAGCACTCATCCCGTTGTAGTTTGCGGGTACGGCGGTGTCTTTGGTGATTGTGATTGCGTTCAGGTAGATGGAGCCATCTGCTCCAGCGTATATCTCTTGGCCTGCTGTCTCGTAAGTGGATTTGCTTGCTGGGTACGTTACAAAAACATCTTTAGTGCCTGCGGACAGGTTAACCAAGCTACCAGAATTGCTGGAAGTCAGCACCGTGGTACGAGAAAGCGTTGTTCCAGAGGATGTGTACGTACCAATACCCACTTCAAACTCAGCCCCGCCGTTGGATGAAATAGTGTAATAGGTAGTGTTCCCATTACCGACGGCTGCAAAGGACTGGAACCCAATGGATGCACCCAGCAATGTAAGCGTACCTGTGCCTGTGGTTGTGGTCGTTTCTTTAACGCGGTCGGCGAGTACGAGGGCCATTTTTTATCCTTGCGTATTGACGACTACCCAATTGGTAGTCTGCGCGTCGTTAATCACACCCCATCCGGGGGTCTGTGCGCTACCTATATTTTGCCAGCTTACGGTCTGGCTGTCATTGATAACTTCCCATAGTAACCGCACTGAGAACGAATCTGAGCCAGTAGCCGCCTCTTGGAGCGCAGCAATGAACACCGCAGAAGCTATAAAGGCATCTGTACCCGTCAAACCTTCCAAAACGGTGGTGACAAATGTTTGTTTTGTTGAATCTAAGTCTGTGACTGCCCCGGTCTCACTTATAAACGCCACAGCCCCTAACTGTCCAAAACTTGCATCCGTACCGGTCGCTGTTTCTGCTGCAGTCCCAAAGAACACGAACGATGTAGCCAACGCATCCAGCCCCGAAGCAGACTCGGTTATCGAGGTAAAGAACGCCTGCCATGCTGCATCTGCGTCAGTTACTGCCCCGGTCTCTGTAACGGCTGTCTCAAATGTCTGTGCTGCGGAGTCTGTCTGTGTTCCCGTAGCCGCCTCTACCACGGCGGTAATAAACGTCTGTGCCGCTGAAGCCGCGTCTGTAATTGTTCCTGTTTCCGTCAAGGCTGACACATATACCTGCACTGCCGAATCACTGTCTGTTACGGTCGCAGACTCTGCCAAACTAGGTGTAAACGTGCTTCCGGCTACTAAGTCAACATCGGTTACGGTTCCTGTCTCTGATATTCCGGTAACAAATGTCTGCGTTGAACTTACTGTCTCTGAGCCTGTACCTGCTTCCGTAACCGCTGTCTCAAACGTCTGCGCTGAACTTACTGTCTCTGTACCTGTTGCTGTTTCTGCCAGAAAAGATACAAAAAGTTGTATAGCCGCTGCTACATCCGTCCCCGTGGCTGTCTCTTCAATGCTAGACGCATAGGTAGTTGGGACTTGCCCAAGGGCGGCAAAGGGAGCCTGAGCAAAGGTGGCGTAGCCAAACATGCGTCAAACCCCGAAGGGCTACACCGCTTCTAGCTGTGCTTCATCAAACCAGCGTTGTTGTGGCTCATCATCAACAGTCCAGCCAATTAGGTACTGCACGTTGCCATCGTCGTCCATACGCATAGCCATGACAGGGCCTTGAGGAACCACTGCCTTTAATTGGACGGTATCGCCTTTTTTAAACTGTGCCATGTTAAATCCTTAGCCAGCCAAGCTGAATGTGTATGTGACATTGAGGGTATCGCCAGAAGCCACCGAACGGTCTCCGGGGGCTGTAAAGTCAGAGGCAGAGAACAGAACACCTGTCGTGCCAGACTTAGTGCTATTGCTAACCAAGAACGCACCGCCCACAGTCGCTGTGGCGTTAATGGTAAACGATGCTGGAGAAGCAGAGTTAGTCTGTACCGATGGGTTGGCTGTAGTAGCTGTTCCGAAAGTAGCCACAGGGCGTGTAGCATTGCTGTAAGGAACGATTTCAGTCCAACCAGCATGAGATGCCATTGTGTCTCCAGCAGCAGGGCTGTTAGAAGCCGCAGCGCCGTACAGTCCAATATACCAAGCAGCGGTATATGCAGAGCCTTTGAAGTACTGGGCGTTCATGTCTTGTAAACCTTCGTTTACCACTAGGTTAGGGCAACGTGCTTCCCACTTCAGATTACCGTCTGCGTCAAGACACTGCATGGTGTAAACACCTTTGGCAGTTGCCGAATCCCCGGTGCTGTTGGCTTGCGTCAATGCGCTTGCTACTGCGTCTAGACCGTGTGCTTTTTCGTTGGACATATCAAACTCCTAGTTAGAACTGCGAATTAACGCTGAAGTGGCTGTATTGGCTGGCATTGTGATGGTAAACGTAGTGGTAGATGTCTTATCTGACCCAAAATCTAACACCGCAATGGACTTATTTCCTTGGCTGGCATTGTAAATCAAGGCACACCGTGCTGTCACGGATGTTGACCAAGACACATTAGCCCAGTTGACGTAGACCGTGTACCCAGAAGTATTGAGCGCTACCCCGGTCATGACCTCGCCACCTGCTGTATAGCCTGACGCTACAACCTCTTCTGAGGTGCTGTATACCGTGGTATCTGCGTCAAGGTTAGCGTTTGCTGTGTATAGGGCGATCTTAATGGTGTCCGTTAACAGGTCGTGTACCGCTTGGTACACCTCTGCTTTAAACGAAGTGGTCTGGGTTTGGACGATCATTACACTACACCATTATTCTGGGGCAACGGGGCCATACGGTACTGACCACTACGATACGCATCGCTGCGCTCAAGTCCATCGCCAAGACGTTTAGCCAGCATTAACGCTTCCTTGTACTTACCATCGTAAAGGGCGATTATGTCGGCTTCACCTTTCATGTAGGTGACCGCTTCTACCAACGCGCCATACAACAACACAGAATCAAAGTTGTCACCCAACCAAGTGGTTGTTGCAGTGGTGATGGACTCAGGATAGTAATAGTAGTGAAGTTCTGCGTAGTACTGTGCATCTGGCGTTGGGCCAAGAATAAACGACAACTCATTGGTCGGTACAGGTGGGTTACCCGCAGTTGTAGTAGGCCCGAACAAAGCGTAGTACTTAGGCAGGGCTGTATCCGCAGGGGTTGGGTACGCTTCACGAATGAAGTTGACATCCTTGTTTAGCAAGTAGTGGTACGTCTCCGCAGCAGTGCCGTAGCCCTCAATCACCGCTAACGAGTAAGGCGAAAGGAAATCATTGGGGCAAGACAGGTACTTGTTGTTGGTCGTCAAAATACCCGTTACGTTCTTACGTATTGAAGGGAACTGAATGGTGTTGTAAATGCGCTGCTCTGCCTGCTGAATGAACGTGTTCATATCCGCAGTTGGGAAAGTATTCTCCGTGTAATCAGAGATAGCAATCACTAGAGCAGCGTAGTTCATGCCATTGGGCCCCGGGCCATGATCCCACGAGTAGCAGCGCCAGTACCACGAATTTTAATTCCAGAGGTTTTGACCGGCTCGTTACCAGCGGACTTGCTGATACCACCGATGCTTACATCGTAGGTGTCCAGCTTGCTACGGTTAGGTTCTTTGCCGGGATTCTCAGCAACGGTGACACCCTTGCCAGACATAGTGTGGGGTTTAGCGTAGAGGCTGGCAGGGCCAACTTCTTTACCCATGCGTTTCATGCTTTGTGTTGCC